AATAGACGAAGCGATCGAATTTATCATCTTAAATTTAAGCAACGGCACGAATATAAAAGAATACGAAATCGATAATGTAAAGATCGTAAAGCGATCCGCTTTGGAACTCATTAACGAGCTAAGGCGCATAAGAAAGCTGATTATAATGGATATGCAAAAATCAAAACAAAGCGTAACATACTTTTTTAACGGGAATTTATGATGTTTGATTTTTTAAAGAAAAAGCCAAAATCCAGTAAAAATAAGGGTGGATTTTTTAAGTCCACGCGCCCAAGCATACAGCCTAAATTTTTCAGGTATCCAAGTCTTGAAGCGCCGGACATAAATAGAACTGAGCTTGCAAGACTGATACGAAATACAGACCCGGATAAGGCGAATAAAGTCCTGCGAAATCAAGCAAGAAGCCTAAGCACCGCCGTATCCTTAGCAAGCGGCTTTTTTGATATGTTAGACAGCGAAATTTTAGGCGAGAGCGGTTTTGTGATAGATGTCGCCACGCAAAACCGAAATTTAAACACCTATATCCAAACGGCGTTTTCCGAATGGGAAAACGAGTGCTGCCTATACGGCGTTTATGACTTCGAAGATTACGAAGAGTTAGTCTTAAACGCCCTTTATCGTGATGGTGAAGCGTTTATCAGACTTATTCGCAGTGCAAATGATCTAAAAATAGAACTGATAGACGCAGAAGAGATAGATAACGACTACACGGACGAGAGTGGGTTTATAAAATGCGGCATAAAAAGAGCCGGAAAGTATTCCTTAACACCGACAAAATACTACATAAAAAAAGACGATTATACTCGCTTAGTGATAGAGGCAAAAGACATCATCCACATAAGAAAGCCGCTTATCGCTAAGCAAGTGCGCGGCAATTCAAAGCTTGCAACGGCGATATTTGACATGCATCAAAAAGATAAATTCAAAAAAGCCGAACTCAATCGCGCTCGTTTAGGCAGCGAAATGACGGGCTTTTATCTTAGGAAGGATGAGGGTGCGATAGTCGGAGTCGGAGCGGAATTTGACGACGATACGGGCGAGCTCATAGAAAATAAAGCCCCCGAGCTACCCGAAAGCGTAGAGGTTGGCAAGATGAGATTTTTGGACGAGGGTATAACTCCGCAATTCATCGACCCGCACAATCCGACGAATATCGAGTTTTATTTAAAAAGCACAAATCAAGAAGTGGCGCGATCTTTGGGTGTTAGCTATGCGACGCTCACAGGTGATTTGCGCGAAGTAAATTATAGCTCCATACGCCAAGGCACGACAAGCGAAAGACGCGGATTTAGACGAATTCAAAATTTTTTACGCCGCAAATTTCATAATGCTATCTTTAAAGAGTGGCTACTTATCGAGCTACTAAATAACCGCATAAGCGTGAGAGATTACGATCTCGTGCTACGTCATTTTTCGTTTAAACCGCAAGGTTGGGAGTATATCGATCCAAGCAAAGAAGTGGTAGCCAATGCCAAAGCTATCGAAGCAGGCTTTAAAACGCGTATCGAGGTTTTGAGAGAGAAAGGTATCGAATATGACACCTATATTGATGAACTTGAAAAAGAGAAGCAGATCGTGCAGAAATTGCAAGAGATAGAAAAAATCAAAAGGGGCAAAAATGGATAAAAAAATATTAGATGATATCAAGAATTTCAGCGTAACGTTTGGTAAAGATGCCGCGTTTGACGATGAGCACAAAACTATAAGCTTTATCGCGCTTAGCAAAAATAATCTGCATAAGCGCGCCACGTTTTGGGGCGATGAGTATTACTTGAGCGTAGATACGAGTGGCGTTAAATTTAACGCTAAAACCCTATATCTCGACCACGAGCCGACCTTCGCAAACGCGATCGGCAAAATCACAGACCAAAAATTCCAAAACGGAGATTTTAAGGTCAAGGTCGAATTTAGCGATGAGGTCGCCAGCTCAAAAGAAGCCTACGCTAAATATAAAGCCGGGCTAAGCGACTCGGTAAGCGTTGGCTTTGGGGATTATAAAGTAAAGGAGATGGATAAGATCGAAGGAGTAGATCATTATCAAATCTATGAGGGCGAAATCGTGGAGCTATCCGCGGTTTGGCAAGGAGCAGACCCGAATGCAAAAATTTCAAAATTCAATAAACCAAATTTAAAAGGAGAACAAATGCCAGAAAACGACAAGAACACAGGGCTAGCGCAACCGAGCGCAGAGCAAAACCAGCAACGCGGCGGCTTTGCCGAGGTTTCTAAGCGAAGCGAGCAAAACGAGCCAAAAAAACAAGAGGAACAGATAGCGATGCAAAAAGCAGAGCAAAAAAATATCATCGAACTAGCTCAAATTTTAGGGCGCGACAAAGAGGGTTTAGAAGCCATCGCCGCGGGTAAAAGTTACGCCGAATTCAGCAAAGACATGGCAAAGCTTAACGCACAGAGCAAATTTGAGACCGTAAATATAAAAGCCAAAGGTAGGCAAGATGACGGCGAATTTAGTCTCGCAAACATCATCAAATCGGCAGTCGATAGAAATATCGACCTAAGCCGCGAGCTTGAATTTAAAGGGCGCGAGATCGGGCGATTTACCTTGCCTGATAGTTTTATCGCAAATTTTGCCGATAACATTACAAGCACGGGCACGGCAAGTGACGCGGTAAATAGGGAGTATCGCGGCGATTTACTGATCGAGCAACTTAAACAAGATAGCAAGCTATTAAGCTTTTGCACTTGGCTACCAAATCTAAGCGCAAATCTCACTATACCGCGTGATACGTCAAGCATCACGGCTGACTTCGTCGAGGAGGGCAAACGCCGTGACGCTGAAAATTTAAGCTTCGATGCTATCCAACTAAGCCCGCATACGCTAAACGCGAACATCGTTATCACAAGAACGATGCTAAATATGAACGCATTCGAGCTTGAAAGCTTTGCCTATAAAAAGCTAAAAGACGCGATCCGCAAGAAGCTAGAGCAAACGCTGCTTTATGGCAAGGGCGTCGTAAAAGGGCTATTTGAAACGAGCGGAGTGCCAAGTATCGCGGGTTTTATGACTACGCCAACGCTTGAAGGTATCTTAAAATTTGGCGATAGCCTTGACGCGGCGGGGCTTGATACCGAACACAGCAAATTTTTCCTAAACGGCACGGACATCAGCAAGCTAAGAGCTACAAAGCGCGGTAATAGCGTTGAACGCATGCTTATAGACACCGGCGACAGCGACCTTCAAGGATACGCGTATTTCAAAAACAATAACCTAAAAGCAGGTGACGTGATCTTTGGAAATTTCGAGGACATCTGGATCGGAGCGTTTGGCTCGCTTGAAGTCTTACCGCTAATGCAAGAGGGTGGTAACGTGCTACTACAAGCATTTTATGACATCGACGCCAAGCTTGCACGCGAGAAGTCTTTTGCGATCTCAAAAACTAGCGCGTAAATTTTAATGGTAACGACGCCAATGTCGTTACCATCTCTTAGCACACAAATTTAAAGGAGTCAAAAATGAAATTTAGAGTTTTATACAACACAAAAATAGGTGACAAATACCAAAAAGCTGGCGACATCATAGACTTGCCCGACAGCACGGATAGGAATTTTATCCAAAGGATGCAAATTATCGGAGCACTGCAAGCTATCAGCGAAGAGGAGCAAAAACGCCTAAGAGGTCAGACAAACAAACAGATCAAAGATGCCGCCGCCAAAGACGAGGACGATCAAAATGACGATGACGAATCTGGCGAGGATGATAAAGACGCTAGTGCTACTGATAAAACGAATAAAACCGCCGGCAATAAGCAAAGCAAAGGCAACAAAGATAAATGATAGATTTGGCTATGGTTCAAGCCGATGTAAAAGCTATCATCAATCAAGACTTCTGCATCAGTATGAAAGTCCTAAAAGACGGCAGCGTAAGAAAATGTCATTTCAATCAAAACTCAAAAGTGATTTTTGATGATGGGGCGGTAGGAACAGAGATTACCGCCCTCATGACCGTTCAAAATAACGAGGACATGAGGCTAAAAGATGAGGTCGAAATTTTGGGCGAAAAATACGAGATAACAAAAATCATACTTGAAAGCCAAATTTTAAAAAGACTATTTTTAAGGGAACTATGATGCCTGAAAACAGACGCGCTGTGATCGTATCGGCGCTAAAGGAACACCTAAAAAAACTAAATATCAATATTGAAGTATTTGAAATTTATGCATTTGATAAAGAAAATTTTCCCTTGATCGTTATAAAAGACACTACTGATGACGTCGAGACAGCAAATTTTGAAGGCTTGAAGCATGAACTGAGTATCAGTATAAGCCTGATAACTACATCATACTCGAAAAATGACGAACTCACGATTGAAGTCTTACAAAATTTAAAGGATTTAAGGGGCGGTTTTAATTTTAAGACACTTGAAAGCATCAACCGATCAAGCATCGAAGTGCTTGATAAAGACTACGTGATGACGCAATTATCCTTAAAATTCGTATATCATACGGGGCTTTGGGAGCTTTGATGATGCAAGCTATCGGCACGATCTGCGAGATAAACGAGACAAAAAGCTTAGTCAGGGTAAATTATCTCGGAACTATAACCAAATTTATACCGTATCTGCAACGAGCAAATTCATTTAAAAGAAGCTTTTCTCCGCCGCGCGTGGGCGAGCAGGTATTTTTGACCGAACTAGGTGAGGGCGGCATAAAATGCGCGATAGGAGCGATATTTTATGATACCTGCAAAGAGCCAAGCGGAGTGAGCCAAACCAAAGAGATAACAGAGTATGAGGACGGCACGACGATCAGCTACGATAGCGCTAGTTCAACTCTTGAAATCCTAAATGCAAAAACCATAAATATACTAACCTCAAGCGAAGTGAATATCACTACGAAAAATGCAAATATCTCGTCCCAAAGCACGACCATCAAAAGTCCGTCTATTTTGTTGCAAGGCAATACAACGATACAAGGCGCGATAAGCACTACTGGCGCGGGTGGTGGCAGTGGAACATTTGAAATAAAGGGCAATGTAAAAATAAATGGCGATATCCAGTTGAGCGGAAATATCACCGATGCACGCGGGGATCTAACCGGTCACACGCATAACGATACCGACGGCGGAACGTCTTTACCGCGCTAAAATCCCTTGTATAAAATACCTAAACGCCTTTGATATGATACGACCAAAAGGTTGAAAATGTATCAAATATCAATAAACGAAAACATATCTCGCATCGTGAAAACTTCTAAATTTACCAAAACGCTGCGTCCTACGTTCGGACTTGACAGATACATCGACAAGCAAATGAGCCTAAGCGAAATTTTAGCCTATAAAAGAGATTTAAAAAGCCAGATAGAAACTTACGAGCCG